TTTTTTTGCACTATTACCAGGTTTTCCCCCACCCTGACTTTTAGGTAGGTCCTCTATTGGAACTGTCTCTGTGTTGAGAGGTTGCCCCTCTAATCCACTTGGTTCATCTGCAGGTGATGCATGATTTTGTTTTGCTTGCAGAATTGTATCTACATCTTCTGGCAACACGTCCTGTCTTTTTCCCAACTCCGCCTGTATACCATTCGTGGTTGTTTTGTTTATGGTTGAACTTGAATTTGCTAAATCTTTTTGTAATTCAGCATCAGCCACTCCCGCCATTAACGGATACTCTGGATCTGAGTAAGACCATGTATTATCTTTTTTTATCGCTGCTGGTTGAAAAGTTCCATTCTTCTCAACGTATAATACTGTCTGTGAATGTGTAATTTTGCCAGAATCGGATCTTCCAGTTACTTGAGTAACTGCTTTGGTTCTAGTAGCTGCTGCACCGACAGTGTTGATAGCATCCTTCGATACAATATCGCCAGCAACATATTGTGCTTGTCCATTTTTTACTTGCTCTCTTGTGCCAGCCTTAAACTCAGCCATTAGATATGGTTTTTATTTATTTAGCACAAATTTTCCATATGTTAGGGACAGTAAGTCATCAAGTTCATCTTGTCGAACAATATAAACCTGTGTTCCTAATTCTTGCCATGTATAATTCCTATAGTCTTGATGGTGAAAATTTATTCCACGAAATCCCCATTCAAATAAATCAGTAACTGCTACCAGAGGATGTTGATCGTATTCAATATTAGGAGTCTTCGCAAAATATTTAAAAGTGCAGATGTTTCCTTCTTCAGGAATTGGTGTTACAGTATCATTCAATGCATACATTATCAATGTCATTCTATCATCAACACTAGACTCAGATTGAATGTCTTGCCTGACTGGTTCGATACGATTCATTTGATACCTAGTTCGTCTTCTGTTATAATCTTAAATTCAATTCTTCTATCTTCACAGAATTCAGTTGCTGCTTTCCACTTTGCTTGATTGACAGCATATGTTTTACATTCATAGATGTATGATTTTGTTACCCTTGATTTTTTCTTGGGTTCCATAGTTTGTCTTTTTGGTTTCTCTTCAAACTTGTAGGTTTTAATTTGACCTGCGTTTTCTTTTACCTTTATTATGAATTCGGGAAAATATCGATGCACCCTTCTATCGACAGGAGATAAGTAAGGAATCCAAAACTCCTCACTTCCCCACTCAATTATATTCTCATTCAGGTCACACCACTTACAAAACTTGCGTTCCCAACTACTACGACATATAATATTGTTTGGATTACCCTTATATTTTCTAGGGTATGAAGGTTTGTATTTACTTTTGATACTTTCCGGCATACATAATATATAAGGTAAAAATTATTTATAAATGCCTAAGATAAGGTCAGTATCAAAAATAAAAGAGAGTCTACTAAGACCCGCTCTAACTTCATTCTTTGAGGTGGAAATTCCTTTCCCTCAAGGTGATTTAGGATTAAGTGCTTTTATCGGTCAAGGACAAGATAATCTTAATCTTCGTTGTTCTAATGCGAGTTTGCCTGGTTCAAATCTTGCGACCCTTGAACTCAACAATACTTTTCATGGTGTCACTCAGAGACATGCGTATAGAAGAGTTTATGATGATAGAATTGACTTAGAATTTTTTGTTGATGCTGAAAAATATATGACTATTCGCTTCTTTGAAAAGTGGATTGATGCTATTATGTTGCAAGATGGGGTTGATAGTGCTGATCCTATTAGTCAAGATTATTCATATCGTGTAAGATATAGTGATGAATATGTATCATCCTCTGGATTAAAAGTTAGAAAATTTGAGAGAGACCACGCAAATAATATCGAATATACATTTGTGAATGCATATCCATTTACAATTTCATCAATGCCAGTCTCATATGATTCATCATCACTTTTAAAATGCACCGTTTCGTTCAGTTATTTAAGATATGTTGTGAACGAGATTGGTTCTCCTGCTGACTCTCAACAATCACCAGGATCAAAAACCACGCCCGCTTTGAAAAAACAAAGTGAAAAACAATCTAATGCATCTCTTCTCAACTCAGATGATGATGTCGCTAAAAGAGGAAAAGTGGGTGATCAGGTCACTAAATCATATGCAGCAGAACTTCAAGCGTTTGCTCGCGGGGAAATATAAATTTAAAAAACCACAATAAATAATCATACTGAAAGAACTATAGGATATTATGCCTTTACCAAAAATTGCTGCCCCAACTTACGCACTTGAGTTGCCATCTACAGGACAAGAGATTAATTATAGACCCTTTCTTGTTAAAGAAGAGAAAGTTTTGGTTATTGCTCTAGAGAGTGAAGATAATAAACAGATTACAAATGCAATCAAGACTGTAATCAAAAACTGTATCCTGACGAAGGGTATCAAAGTAGAGGCACTCCCTACTTTTGATATTGAATATCTGTTTCTCAATATTCGTGGTAAGTCTGTAGGAGAGGAAATTGAGGTCAATGTAATTTGTCCAGATGATGAGGCAACTCAAGTTCCTGTGACTATTGACTTGGATGATATACAAGTTCAAAAAAGTGATGACCATACTAATAAAATTAAACTTGATGATACCTTGATGATGGAAATGAAGTATCCATCACTTGATGAGTTTATTAAAAATAACTTTGATTTCAATGATGAAAATTCAATGGATCAATCGTTTAATTTAATTGCATCATGCGTCAATAATATTTTTAGTGAAGATGAAGTATGGGCAGCAGAGGACTGCACAAAAAAAGAAATTAAGGAATTTCTTGAGCAGATGAATTCGGCACAGTTTAAAGACATTGAAAAATTCTTTGAGACTATGCCTAAACTATCTCATACAATAAAGGTTACGAATCCAAAAACCAAAGTTGAGAGTGAGGTGGTGCTTGAGGGATTAGCAAGTTTTTTCGCGTAGCCCTCTCTCATATGAGTTTGGAGGGTTACTACCGTCTTAACTTTTCCTTGATGCAGTATCATAAATACTCATTGACGGAGATTGAGAATCTCATTCCATGGGAACGAGACATCTATGTTGGTTTGCTTCAACAACATCTTGAGGATGAAAAGTTAAAACAACAACAAGCGAACGCTAACAGGTAATGGCATCTAAAACCCTTGATCCTATTGATATACTTCTTGAGTTAGGTATAGATCTTGACGATTTATCCGAACAGGATTATCTTGGTGCCTTAATGGAGGCAATTGCCACCATTGAGTTTAAAACAAAGGGTAAGGGTGATGAAAGAAGTGCTGCTCTTAGAGAAGAAGTTATAAAGATTAGAAAAGGAAAAAGAAAACCACAAGCAAAGACGACAAAGATATCTGCTGGTTCGTTAAAGTCTGCACCTAAACTGACTGGGAAAACAACAAATATTAATCCTCAAAAACTCTTACCAGGCACTGCTGAACCTCAAGTAGCAGAGGAGACTGGACCTGAACAAGAGTCTATCATCAAGATTTTAACTGACATCTCTGAGTCAGTTAAGTCCATCTTGTATTCTTTGAAGGCAAGTAATAATATATCTAAAAAATTATCTGAAGATGAGAGGAAGAGTGGAGAAAGAAAAAAAAGAACTGGTGCAGAAAACAAATTAGAGAAGAAAAGATTTGAGGGACTTAAAAATCTAGGAAGTAAATTAATACAACCAGTTAAAGGACCACTCGAAAAGTTATTTAACTTTATCAAAACTATTATACTTGGTAGAGTATTAATGGGCATCCTTGATTGGTTAGGAAACCCAGAAAATCAAAAGAAACTTCAAAGTCTTCTTAGATTTTTTAAAGACTGGTGGCCAACGATTGTCACAGCAGTTCTTTTATTCGGCACAGGACTGGGTGGGTTATTAAAGTCAATTGTAGGTATTGTATTTAAGTTTGTACCAAAACTTCTTGGATTACTTCCTGGTTTATTGAGATTTTTAAAGTCTCCTATGGGAAGAATAGCTGGACTAGCAGTTGGTGCTGCTGGTTTAGCTGGTAGGATGATGGATGGTGGTGAGGATGATGTAGATCTTACAAAAGATGATCCAGCACCTAAACAGATGATGAATGGTGGTATGGTTCCTGGTGGAGGACCAAATAAAGACACCGTGCCTGCTATGTTGGCACCTGGTGAATTTGTCATGAGCAGAGGTGCCGTGCAGAAATATGGTTCTGGAATGCTTGGTTCAATGAACGCTGCTGGTGGTGGCACTAATCTCCCCCAGAGAATGGACGGAATAACTTATGCTGCTGGTGGTGGCATGGTTGGTGATGCTGGGCAAGAGAAGATGTCTCCCAAACTGACCAGAGAGATGGCACAGAGAGATAAAGTATCAGGTGGAGATTTAAATCCCAATGATACTGCTGAGAGCAGATTGGGTGACTTGATGAAGTCAACAAACCCAGAGAAAATCGCTGCTTATGATGCAAAACATGGGCAAGGTGCATACCAAGCAAAGTTAAAAGAAAAACTTGAAAAAATATACTCTACCTCATCTCCATCTGGAGCAGTTGCACCTAAGACGATGCCAAAAGCAACTGGTAAAGTAGTTGGTAGAGAGAATTTACCTCCTGCAACCAGAGCAATCCTTGAAAGAATGGACGCTCAAAGAGCAGGTGGTGCTAAACCTGCTGCTATGCAGTACTCTAAAGATGGTAAAAAAATATCTGCAAATCAATTTAATAAAGTTCAAGGTATGCTTGGCGCAGCAAAAGAAGGTGGTGCTAAAGGTGTATTGAACCATATGCTCTCAGGAGCAAAGAGTATGTTTGGTGGGATGTTTGATAAAGCACAGGGTGCTATAAATGATCCCAAATCTTTTGTTAAATCAATGGGTGGAACTGTTGTAGACAGCAACAGTCAAGAAGAAAACATGAAGAGAGTCATGGCTCTACCTCCTGAAATGAGGGAAGCAGTCCTGGCAGACATGAAGAGAAGTAGTGGTGAAGTAAAAGAATCATCAGGTCAAAATGTAAAGGGTGCTACTGCTGACCGACAGTTGATTAAGGCACAACCTGGCGAGTATATGTTGCCTGCTGATACAGTCAATAATCTTGGTGGTCCTGGAAAACTTGATCAATTGGTAGCTAAAACTGATAGTAATTCAACTCCAGCTAAGATAGGAATGAGATCAAAAGAAACTCCGCAGGTTGGACCACCCATGCCGATGCAACCACAAATCAATTTGATTCCTACACCCTCATCGGGTAGTAAAGGTTCTAGTGATTCATCTGGATCGGATCTCCCTAATTTTGATGCTGGATTTGGTGATCCTAACAAATCTAAAATTCTAGGAGTGGTTAGATAATGGCATTACCATTACTAGCAAGAGCAGTTGGAGGTAGTTTAGTTAAGGGTGCTGCTAAAAAAGCAATTGGTGGGGGAAAGAAAAAAATAAAACCAGAAATGATAGCACCTGGAGGTGGATCTGGTGGTAGTGGTGGCGGTGCAATAATTAAATCAAAGGTGGTATCTGTTCCATCTTCAGCACTTGTTCCAGTAAAAAAATCACCCGAGATAAAAACAGGAACAGGTTCTGGAATTGTTGGTATACTTGAGACTATAAGAGCAAATGTCAAACAGATTGATGAGTTTTACAAAGGAACTCTTGCTGCAAAAAGAGAGGAAATTAAAAAAAGAAAGAAACAAGAAAGTGATGATAGAAAAGCAGAGCAAGAAACAAAATTAGAAAAACCAAAGATTGATAAAAAACCCAAGAATATAAAGGGTTTGAAGATGCCCAAGACTGGTTTACTTGATGGCATCTTTAAGTTCATTGGCACTGTGCTGATGGGCATGTTGGTGATGAAACTCATTGATTTTGCAGACACTCTTGCAAAAAGTGGCATCTTGCCAGTGCTTGGTAAGATAGGAGACTTTGTATTAAATGTAGGTGGTAAGATATTAGATGGTTTAGTCACATTCATTGACAAAGCATATGATTTTTATGATGGATTTAGAAAATCTATAGGTGATAATTTTGGCGAGGGAGCACAAGAACAATTTGACAATCTCTCGGGCACACTTAATAAGGTATTAAATACTGTCTTCTCAGTTGGTCTTGCAATTTCTCTTCTTGCTGGTGCTATACCGCAGAAAGATCCAAAAGTTAAACCAAAATCTAAAACAAGACCTAAACCTCCCTCTGCGGCTGATAAAAAACTGAAAAAGATGGGTCTGGATGATGACCAGATCAAAGCATATAATAAGGCAAGACAGGGTGGTGCCGGTGCTACTGATGCGCTGAAGCAAGCAAAAAAGGTAAAACCAAAACCAAAACCCAAAGGTTTCTTTGGTAGAATTGGAGAAGGTTTTCAAAAAGCAGGTGAGGGTCTTGCAAAAGCAGGACAGTCTGCTGTTGATATAGGCAAAAGTGGTCTTAAGGTAATTGGTGGTGGACTCAATAAAATTTCTGGTGGCAACCTTGGTAAACTTGGAAACTTCCTTGGTGAACAATATCAAAATGTTTCAAAGGGTGCCAGAACAGCGTTTGATAGAGTTGCTGGTCTTGGTAATACCCTTAAAGGAAAGTTTGGATCTGCCATGGAAAGTGTGGCGGGTGCAGTTGATGGCGCAAAAAAGGGCGCACAGAAAT